TACAAGCGCGTCCGCTTCGAGCGCGACGAAACCGAGTTCGAGGAATTTTTAAAGGATCTGCACTCGGCGAGAAAGGTCGAGCTGATCACGGTGAAGCAATGAAAACAACGACACCCGCCTGCGCGACCCTTCTGCAGACCGCCCGGCAGATCTTCATGGTCGAGCTGCTCACCCTCACGATGCCGGACGGCGCGACCATCCGGTGGTCGTGCGGGGATGTTGCGATTCCTTACGCCGGCAATACCTGGGTGCCGGGGCCGATCATCGAGCGGGAGAGCGTCAAGCTCTCGACCGGGATCGAGGTCACCAGCTGCATGGTGACGTTTCACGCCGATGCCTCGGTGACGGTTTCCGGGGTGCCGCTCCTGCAGGCGGCGCGGCGTGGCCTCCTCGGCGGGGCCTCGCTCAAGGTCGAAAAGGGCTTTACGGATGATCCCTTGAGCCCTATCGCCGGCACCGTTCATCTGTTCGAGGGGCGGATCGGGGAGGTGGAGGTGAATAGCACCTCGGTGCATTGCGAGGTCAAGAGCTTCACCGAGGTGCTTGATACGATGATTCCCCGGAATGTCTATCAGGCGTCGTGCCTCCATACGCTCTACGGCGCGGGCTGCGGGGTGGCCAAGGCGGCAAACGGGATCAATCTGCAGGTGCAGGCCGGCGGGACGTCAAGCGCGCTCAAGTGCGCCGTGACCGGCGCCGGGGTGTATGACCTGGGCGAGCTGATCTTTACATCCGGCGTCAATCAGGGGGTGCGCCGGGCGGTCAAGCAGCATACGGCCGGGCAGCTCGTGCTCTCTTTCCCCCTTCCCGATGCGCCTGGCGTCGGCGACTCCTTCACGGTCTATAAGGGCTGCGACAAGACCCTCGCGACCTGTAAAGCCAAGTTCGCGAACGGGGTGCGGTTCAAGGGCTTTCCGTTCGTGCCGGCGCCGGAGACGGCGGTATGACCGAGGCCGAGGCGCGTGCAGACGTCTGCACGCGGGCTGCGGCGTGGCTTCGTACTCCGTGGCACCACCGGGCGCGGCTGCAGGGGGTGGGTGTCGATTGCGCCCAGCTCCTGATCGCCGTTTATTCCGAGGCCGGGATCATCGAGGCGTTCGATCCCGGCGAGTACCCAATCGACAGCATGCTCCACAGTGACCGCGAGATTTTTCGCGAGTGGTGCGAGCGGTACGGCCGGCAGGTGGCGGTGCCGCGGCCGGGTGACGCGGTGGTCTGGAAGTTCGGCCGCTGCTTCTCCCATGGCGGGATCGTTCTCGACTGGCCGGGCCGGGTCCTTCACGCATACCGGCCCTTCGGCATGGTGTGCGAGACGCCGGCCGACGTCGCGCGACTGGCGGGTCGCGAGGCTGTCTTTTATTCCTTCTGGTGAGTTCCTATGTCCTTTTTTGGTCAGCAGCAAACGACGGGCACGACCCCGCAAAAGCTCACGACCCTGTCCGTGCAGACCTCGTCTTACGGGATCTGCATGGGGATGGCGTGGGGCACCTCCCGGGTGACCGGGAATCTGATCTGGTACGGGGATTTCAAAGCCATAGAGCACCGCGTGGACATGGGCGGCAAGGCCGGTGGCGGCGGGTCGAGCATCAATTACACCTACCGCACGGGCTTTGCGCTCGGGCTCGTGGAGAGCCGGCTGGCCAGCATTGAGCAGGTGTGGTCCGGCAAGGATAAGACCGACTGCGGCGCGCTCGGGCTCGATGTGTTCGTCGGCGCGGCGGGGCAGTCTCCGTGGGCGTACCTGACGGCCAACCATGCCGGCGAGGCGCTGAACTATCCCGATCTGTCCTATGTTGCGGCCAGCGCCTTCGACCTCGGCAACAATGCGAGCCTGCCGAATCTCGCCTTTGAGATTAAGACCCTCACGGCCGGCGCTGGTGGGGGCCTCGATGCGGCGCCCTGGACGATTGTCTCCGACATGCTCTCGGCGGGCGGCTTTCCGGCGGGCCGGCTCGGCGATCTGTCGGCATACACCAACTGGACCGGGGCCTCGGGGCTGTTCCTGTCCCCAGCGCTGACCGAGCAGAAGCGGGCGGCCGATGCCGTTCAGGAGATCCTCGACATAACGCATACGGCGGCGGTGGCCTCCGAAGGGGTGCTGAAGTTGATCCCCTACGGCGACACCGCGGCCGTGGGCAACGGCTACACCTTCACGCCGTCGACCGCGCCGGCCTTTGATCTGACGGACGATGACTTTCTCGGCCTCGATGGGGATCTGCCGATCCGGATCAAGCGGCGCGCGCAGTCCGACGCGAAGAATCGGCTGGTGGTCGAGTTCAAGGATCGGGCGAAGGAGTACGCGGCCAACACCGCGCCGGCAAGTGACGAGGCGCACATCGCCGAGTTCGGCGAGCGCCCGGCCGAGACGGTCACCTATGACGCAATCAAGACCGCGTCGGTCGCCAGTGCCGTGGCTTACCTCAAGCTGCAGCGGGGGCTTTACGTCCTCAATACCTACGAGTTTCGGCTCGGCTGGCGATATTGCCGGCTGGAGCCGATGGACGTCGTCACCCTGACCCATGGCCTGCTCGATATGGTGCGGGTCCCGGTGCGGATTACCGACGTCGAGGAGGATGCCGAGGGGACGCTGACGATCACCGCCGAGGACTTCCCGCAAGGGGCCGGACAGGCGCCTGTGGTGCCTCCGCAGCCGCCAAGCGGGTACAGCGTCGATATGAACGTCGCCCCGGGCAACGCAGCGGCGCCGGTCCTGTTCGAGCCGCCGATCAGCCTCGCAGGCCAGCCGGAGATCTGGCTCGCGACTTCGGGCGGCGAGTCCTACGGGGGCGCTGCCGTCTGGGTGTCGCTCGACAATGTGACGTATCAACAGGTGGGGGTGCTGTCGGGCAAGTCCCGGCATGGTGTGACGACGGCGGCTCTCCCGCTCGTCGCGGACCCGGACACGACCAGCACGCTCGCCGTCGATCTGTCTGTCTCCGGCGGTGCGCTCCTGGGCGGCACGGCAGACGACCGGGATTTGTTCAATACGTTATGTTGGGTCGGTGGCGAGCTGGTGAGCTATCAAGCGGCGGCGCTGACCGGCGTCAATCGCTACGGCCTGACCAGCCTCCGGCGGGGCGCCTACGGGACGCCGATCACGGCTCATGCGCTCGGGAGCAAAGTGGTCCGGTGCGACGAGCGGGTGTTTCGCTACGCCTACGACCCGGCACTGATTGGAAAGACCCTTTACGTCAAGCTGCAGGCGTTCAATCTGTTCGGTGGGGCGTTTCAGGATCTCGCCTCGCTCACGCCGACGGCTTACGCTGTGCAGGGCGCACCGCTTGGAACGGTCGCCGGCCTTGCGCTGGAGCAGGCCTTTACGGGCACGGCCTGCGCTGTGAAGTGGAACGCTTACCCGGGCGCGGCGAGCTATACCGTCGAGGTCTGGTCGGGGGGCGTGAAGCGGCGGACCGTCGCCGGCATCGGCTCAACCCGTTACGCCTACGCATTCGAGGATGCGAAGGCGGACGGCGGGCCTTATCGCAGTCTGGAGTTTCGCGTCTATGCGGTCGCGGCGAACGGCACGAGCGGAAGCCCTGCGGTGCTTGCCGCGACGAACCCGCAGGTGGGGGGCGCGACCGGGATCTCGACGGCGGCGGCTGGCGCCAGTCTGGTGGTCAGCACCAACCGGCCGGCGGATACCGACTATTCGGGCACGCGGGTGTGGATCAGCGCAACTTCGGGGTTTAACCCTTCGGTCACGACCCCTGTCTATGACGGTCCGGATACGTGGTATTCCGCGATGGGGCTCTCGGCCGGCACGTATTACGTGCGGGTGGCGCATTACGACGTGTTCGGCAAGGACAGCCTGACGACGTCCGGGGAGATCTCGGTCGCCGTCACCGGGGTGCTCGGGGTGCGCTCGGTCACGTCGCTGCCGGCGAACCCGGCTGCGGTCAATGGTGACCTGGCTGTGTTCCTCGATACGGGCACGGCGGCGCTGCGGGGCCTGTGGGGTTGGGATGGGACGGCGTGGAAAAACACCCGGGACGGGGCGAACCTCGTCGCTGCGAGCGTGGCGGCGGATCGTCTCGCGGTGTCGCAGCTCTCGGCGATCACGGCCAACCTGGGCGCGATGACCTCGGGGTCGATCACGCTCGACGCCGCCGGCTTCATTCGGGGCGGTTCCACGGGCTACATGACCGGGACGGGCATCTGGGCGGGCTATCACAGCGGGGTCTATAAGCTCCACGTCGGCAACCCGACCGGCGCCGGCATGACCTGGGACGGATCGATATTCACAATCCGCGGCGTCGATGGCTCCGTGCTGCTGTCGTCTGGAGCTGGGCTGAATATAGGGCTCGGGGCAAATCTCCTGACCGATACAGAGCTCGTGTCGGGCGATATTGTTGCCGCATCGGTCGTGTACAACCCTGACGGGTTGGCAACCACGATCAAGGCTGACAGCGCATGGTTGCCGAGCCGGATCTACACCCCTGACGGGCTTGATGGTCTTGTCGTTGAGTCTGGGGCGCGGGTGTCAGGCTCTGGCACGGTGTGGACGCGGATTCAGGCACCGGTCCCTGTTGTTGCTGGGCGCCGCTATGAGTTCTCGGGTCTGGCGTCTTCGTATGGGTGTGATGGAGTACAGGTCGTCATTGAGTTTTCGGATGCGGCGGGCTTGTCGGTAGGGGCCACTTACGGGCCAGTTTTTCACTCGGCCCTCGGTGATAAGAATCTGTCATCACTGACGCCATTTGTCGTGTTTTCAACGGCTCCTGCCGGCGCTGCGCAAGCTAAGCAGCACTTTGTCCGATTCAACACATCGATAGGGTTTTCAACTTCCATTGCCCGGCTGTTTCACGCCTA